GCGGTGCGCCGGACGATAGAGGGTGACGTAACGTAGAGGTCGGCTGGACGGTCTGCCCATATTCAGCCAATAAGAGCCTGACGGCAGATGTCGGTTACAGTTTGCTCTGCTGGCTAACGGTGTAGCTTTTGGAGATAGAGGGTTGTAGGGGGAAAGAACCTTTACAATCGTGAGAAGTCAGACCCATCAGTCTGCTGCTTTTCCTGCTCTCGGTCAATCCAATTAAGGGCTATTGGCTTCCAGTTGATAATAGGACTGCCGCTTTTCGTTCGCCATCCCAGTCCCTCGTAATACCGCATGAACTGGTTTGCGTACCTTGTCGTGCTTCCGTTGTCAATAAAAAACTCGCTGACCTCTTCAAACTGAGGGGTGCACGGAGCGCCCTCATCTAATCTACTATGTTTATATTTACTATGTATATATCTACTAGTGGGCAATTTTCTGCCCGATTGTTGGGTACTATTTTGCCCGATTGTCGGGCAATTTTCTGCCTGATGGTCGTTACAGTTGGGCAATATATTGCCTGATTGATAATCGAACAGTTCCTCATCGTCAGGATACCCAACGTAAATCGTGTTGGATTTTGAATAATTGCGCTTGCATTCAATCAATCCGGCGTCCTTTAGCTCTTTCAAGTATTCTTTGGCTATCCTTTCCTTCTTTCCTACCATGTCTCCTGCTTCTGCGTTGGAACATCGAACAAACACCCGTCCTTTGCTGTCGACCCATTCTTTACCGTTATGCCTTGACGTGAACGAGCGATCAAGAAGGTCTACATAGATGACCTTCGCATTTGCGCTAATGCTCATCTTATCAAGAAATCGTGGGTAGATTTTATATCGGGGGCACACAATGTTCGCTGTTATGTATTGCATTTTCTTCTCCTGTAATAGTCGTATACCTCTACAATGCGCTCACAACCCCGCAGAGCCGCGCAAGAGTCGCTTTCTGTGTTCGGTCGATAAGTTTGTCATCTGACGCTAAAAGCGTTTGTAGGGCTTCTGTGCGCGTATATGCAAAAGGCTGCCATTGCTGACAGCCCATACACTTAGATTCCGTATTTGTCCTTTTTGCTAAGAACGACCCACCCCAAAAAGTTGAAAGAATTGCATTTTTCTACTCTTTCAAGCTTTTTGGCAGTAACAGCGGTTTTACGCCATCGCTTCGTCTGTACAAGTTATGGAACAGGCAATAATCTCCTTGACGGTTCAGGCAAGCATCACATAGACCGTATCTTCCCTTCCCCGCTTGCACGTTATCTATAAACTTCTCGAGTGCATCCATGTAGCTCTCCTTTCAATTCATCCAAGTATACTCTTGGAACCGTTGAATCTGCTTGTTAAACGTGATGGGAAGGTCGCCTATCTCGCCTTCTTTGTTCTTGCTCAGCCGGAACAGGTATTTGTCGGGGTTATCGCCGGACAGAAGGATGATTGCATCTGCGTCCTGTTCAATCTGTCCGCTCTCTCGCAAGTCAGAGTTGGTAGGCGTTGCTCCGGGCTTAGATGGGTTTCGATTGAGCTGCGCCAGAGCTACCACGACAATGCCTGTGGTCTGCGCCAGCTCGTGTAAGGCAATGGATATGGCCGTAATGGCGGCATATCTGTCCTTTGCGCCTGTTTCGTGGATGAGTTGAAGATAGTCTACGAAGATAACTTGAGCCTTTTTACGGAGAGCCTGAGCCTTCATCCACGCCACGTTTTTTCCTGCAGCGGAGCGGATATATAAGGGCATCTTCATGTTCTTTGCCTGTCCGTCAATCTCATTCAAGCTGACCGCCTTATTTTTCACCGTGTCCAGAGGGCAGTATATTTGATTAGCCATCAGACGTGCGCCCAATTTGCGTTTGCTGGTTTCTAGACTGAAATAGTACACGGTGTAGTTTTGCTTTGCCATGCTTGCTGCTATTTGCAAGGACAGGGCTGTCTTGCCCGCAGACGGTCTGCCGCCGATGATGATGAAATCACCCGGTGAGATGTGCAGCGCTTCATCCAGACGCTCTAGGCCTGTCTTGATATACACAGGCTTCTCGTCCATGTGAAGCACATAGTCGTTCAGCACATCCTCATATGTCCACGCATCTTCTTCCTCAGCTTTCAGGCTCATTGCCTCGCCCATCTGCTGGTAAATGTCTGATAGATCGGGATAGTCGGTAAGCTCACTGGTCATCTGAAATGCCAGACCTTGCACACGAGTGAGTGCAGCTTGTTCTCTGATAAGCTGTGCCCAACGCTGCATCTGCTCCCTGTCAATTCGTACACACTCTGATTCACAGGTTTGTACACACGCCAAGAGCGTCTGCGCTACGTCTGGATGCTGCGTATTTATCTCGACTATATCTATCTTACCCCTAGCCGTCCAATAGCCCTGAACAGCCGCAAAAGCGTCTCTCAGCTCAGGTCTGAACAAGTCAAGTTCAAAGTCTGGTATGATTTCATCCACGACGCCCGGCTTGCAGAGCATCAGCGCACCGATAAATACCGTTTGAACGTCCATTGTCATAGTCTAGGAAACTCCATCTCCGTACTTTGATCGTACTGGTCATCCTGTTTCAATGCGTAAATGTCTTGCCACCCAGCATAGATGCTCTGGTCGAGAATGGCTTTCCAGTCGTGCCGATCAAACTTTTCCAGTTTGTTGCAGAGCATCTGTTTTGCCCGGTCTGTCATAGGCTTCTTGATTCTTGTACGCATCTGTGCGAACTCTCGCAGTGATTCCAGCAGGGCTTTATCGCCATGAGCAAAGTCGGAGAAGATGTCAGGTTTCTTCTTGACTGCACTCTCCGGTAAGGCCTTGACGTTCGTCTGACTGTCAGTTGATACGATAGGTTCATTGTCATCTGACCTTGAGCTCATAGATGAGCTGACCTTCATCTCATTTATGACATGAGGATGAACCGACTTCCGTGTATGCCATCCTTTTGACGCAATACCGCTTCTTTTCCACTCTTCATCGAGCAGATGCTTAATCAAAATGAAACAAGATTCTGCTTTTTTTGAGTTCAAAGTTGCGTCTTTTTCTTCAAAAACGTATGCACAGATTGCATCGTACAGTTCCAGTTTCTCTTTACTTTTCAGTGTGGAGATGGCTTCAAAGTAGTATCGTTGGAATGTAAAGCTGTCTCGTTTTTTGTCCATGCTCAGTCCTCTTTGTATCGTTTGTTCCATGCTTCGATAGCGTCTTTGCGTCCATCTTGGATAATTTCAATCTCTCCACTATCGTTCATTCTAAACTCGATTCGATACTCTCTATTGGGATTTGTGAAACCACATTTATTGCATCGGATGTTAAATTCGTATCCTTTTATAAGGCTTCTTGAAAAATCCTTCTTTATGGAAAACACGGCTTCCGCACCGCAAAACGGGCATCTCTTGAGCTTTTCCATCCTTTTTCTCCTTTATATTGTTCTTACTGCTCTTTTATTCCAGTCTACAATTGACGATGGCAAAAAATAAAAAGTTTTAGAACGTCTGCCACATTTATCGCATAAAACTGCATAACGCTCATAAACACCAAAAGGATCTTTTTCTTTTTCGATATGTGGCTCCGCTCCGCAAAGGCATAATTTCAATTCTGTCATTTTCTGAACCTCTCTCTCGTTCTCGTGATTCGTTTGCAACCTTCAGATAGCTTTGCACCTTTACGGTATACAGGCCGATTGTGCTTCTGCTTGATGCAACCGCACTGCGTTTCGGACTGTCTGATAGCATTTGCAAGATGTTCAATTGATGCAGCACATCGGTTCACCGCTTCTGTTATCGCTCCTACTAGCGCTTCAAATTCATCCATCTTGAATCCTCCTTACGCATACCATTTCGGTGCTTTGCCAAAGATTTCAACGCCTTCTGTAAAACCAAGCCTATCTAAGGTTTCGCACATAATGCCATCCATCACGCCATGCACACGCTCCTCATCATCTCCGTATACTCTGTACGCTTCTCGCATGGTAGCCGTAAACGAATCAATCATATCTTGCGTAACAACGATATTGTTTTCCATAAGTCCTCCTATACCATCGGAAACGCCATCCAATGCGTTACCGTCACATCTTTCGGCAGTCTCTCGCCTATCTCATCCCAGAACTGGCCGTCTGCGTAACAGCCTAGAAAATACGTTGTCGGCGAGATTCCTTGCAACATTTTTCC